CAGCAATGCTATAGCTTCTCCCATAAACGTGGGTGCTGCTCCTTGTGTGATCATCTTGCAACCTTCCGCAAGCACATCCAATCCAGCTACGTTTTGGGTTGAGATTGTCCAACATGTCGAATATATCGGCATTTTGTCGATGTCAGATCACACTGCCACTCATGTCGACCCTCCAGGGTTTGCCCTCGTTCAGGCAGCAAAACGTGAGGCAGACGCTTTGAGGATGTCTGCTCCCTCCATACCGTATAAGACTCTATTTGAGCGCAGCATGAGCATGGCCGCTTCCGCTGTAACGGTACTCCAAAACAATCCCCAAGCTGTTCGCGCTGCAGCCTCCATGGGAATGAGAATGTTGGGAGGGTCTATGGGTAATCTCCGTCTTACCAACGGCTAGTTAGTTACCCATGTTGTATATTTGTAGATAGCACTTCCTCTGGTTACCAGGAAGCTGTATACAGCGCAACCTCTCTTCCCCCTACAAATATCATAACCGATGTCTAAATACGTCAGATTTGAACGTAAATACATCCGCTCCCGCCTAGCCGGGTCTGCCGGGCTTGTCCCTCAGGTTACCGTGCAGGACACATCCAACGTAACTATCGCGAATTCTTTGGGTGTCGGAATCCCAGCATCAGGTGTTTTGGGTCAAGTCAAATGCGCCGATGTGATCAACTCAGCTAGTATCACTTCTGCGACTTTGACTTGCTCCGGTAATATCAATGCCGGTTCTATCTCCTCGGGAGCGCTTACTGCCAGCTCCCTCACTTCTACTACCGGTATCAGTGCCGCAACTGCTACCATAACCGGGGCCACCTCGCTTGCAACTGTTAGTTCTGGGACACTAACTGCTGCCAGTTTAATTTCAATTAATAGCATCAGCGGAACTTCTCTTACTATTGCTCCAGGCAACACTACCTTGTCTAGCGTTTCCTCTGGCGCCCTGAGTGCTAGTTCGCTTGTTTCTACTTCTACCATCAGCGGCAATTCCTTAACTATCACCCCCGGTGGCACTACCTTATCTTCAGTTTTGGCTGGCGCATTGAGGGCTTCAACCCTCACTTCCAATGCTGGCATCACTGGAGCATCCCTCATCATCACCCCTGGCAACACATCCATTGCCACGCTCTCCTCCGGGTCCATTAGTTCCACTGGGAACATTACTGCCACTTCCCTTAATGTCACTCCAGGTTCTACTTCTCTAGGCCCCACGACAACCACTTCCTTAACCGCTTCATCCATAACCTCAACTGGCGCCATTAGTGGGAGTACTCTTTCCGTTACTTCCGGCACCACCCTCGCCACCCTCACATCTACTGGACTAGCCATCCTTCAGACAATCAATGTCCCCGGTGTCTCTACCCTCACCGGTAAACTCACTGCGGGCCTTGTGGATACTACAACCCTCACTTCCAGTGTGTCTGCTTCTCTAGCTGCCCTCACTGTTACAGGGGGCACTTCACTTTCCTCCCTTTCTGTGTCCGGGAGTACCACACTCACTTCCGCCTCATGTTCCTCAC